AAAGTTCTTCCAAGGACGCTCGTGAAGTTCACCAGGAATTCCTACATTATCAAAAAACTTCTTGATCTTGTCTTGAGTTCCATCGGTTGAACCAGTATCAACAATCACCCAGTAGTCAATAACAGGAAGAATAGAAGCCAAGCAACGCTCAATCACCTTGGATTCATTCTTCACAATCATGCACAGACTGATTTTTTTCTTTGCAACAGTACCAGTGTTTGCCATTTTATTCTCCATAATTATGTGCGTTTAAAGCACCCGTATTTAGTCAACGGTTTCTGAATTTTTCTTGTTTATTGTACAAATCGTCATCAGATTCATCACGCCCAAATCTTTCCATTATCTCATTGGAATTTACGCGCTTACGATTTTTCTTATTTTCTGACTTGCGATTTCTGCGAGAAATTCTATCTTCCCAACCACCGTAATCATCATTACTCTTGCCCATTTCATGCCTCCATAGGAATTCTAATAGGTCTGCTAAGAAGACCTGGGTAAGCCTTCTCTGCTAGTTCTTTAGATACGCTTGGAATGTTTCTTTTAATTATGCCTTCCAAGACCTTCGCTTCTTTGTCTCCAAGAGCCTCAAGCATTTGAATTAGAAGAATACCTTTTCTATCTAAATCAATACGAGACTCTTTAAGAAACATGTAGAATCGTTTGTGTTCCGAATACAACGAAGTTAGAGACAAGCCTTCAGGCGACATGTCTGGTGTATACGGAGGAATCTTATCTGTAAAAAAGTTTAGATTGGGAGCATAAGCCCAATGAAGAACATCTTCCATTGCAGGCGAATAGTTCTTACGCAGCAAATTGATTTTTTGATCTTCAGTTTCTGCTTGACTTACCAAATCCAAAATTTCACTGATGTTCAGTCTCATTGTATGCTCCTGTTCATTTTAACAATAGTATTTAGCATGCTTTTATTTGTACACAATCAAAATAATAGTTTCATCATTTGTTCGTCCTGTTGCTTCCTTTTCATCCGTTTTTAGAGCATCAAAGGCATTCTTAAACGCACGAATGCCAACATCACCCTTCACAGAAGACAGGAACTCTTTAGGCTTACGAACCTTCTTAGTCTTGCAAGTTTTCGGATCAACTCCCTTAATTGTAGTTCCGTCTACATCAAGACCATCAACCGTTTCTGCTTCAAGGATAGTTACATCACGAGACTTTGTATTAAACAAAATCACCTTTGAAGCACCAATAATCCGTGATGGGTGAATGGAAACAATACCAAGTTCAGTATCTTCCTTACGCCACTTCATCTTCTTTACACGGTCAATAGGAGACTTCCTACGCTTTACACGACGGATGGTGGGTGCAGCCTTCTTTACTTCACGGAATGCAGCCACGACGCTTGTAAGCCATTCCTGATACCGTCTAAGAATAGGCTTCTTAAAGAATGAATATCCTTCCTTCAACTGTTCGTCTGCCTTACCACTAATGATAAGATTGATATCGCCCATCTGTCGTTCAAACCAATCCGCAATGATGACGGATTGCATAGGCTTAACTTTGTGAGCATCAATAAAGTCTTGAGGCTTCCAATCAATCTTCTCGCCTGTAAGAATCTTGTCTACAAGCAGTTCAAGTTCTTCAATAAGTTCGCGCACCTGCTCGCGCACATGGTCGCGCACACTCGGTCTACCAGAGGCAACGGCTTCTTGACGAACCTGCTTGCCCTTAGAGATCAGATATGTGATGCACTTTTTCAAATCGCTGATCTGCTTGTCTATAAGAGGCGCACCCAAGGTGAGCATGCGAGCGATTGGCCCAATACTCATACCTAAGCGCAAACCATCCACCTCATCAGGATAGATGCTTACATCCGACAACTTTTTTACAAATGCAATATTGGCGGCGGAATATTTATTTTTACTCATCCACTCTACCACCCACTTTTTATAATCGTTTTCGTCAGCCATATTGTGATACCATTGAATGGCTCTACAATACTGTGTGGCTACACGAAGATCGGTAGGGTCTTTTGGCAGGTGATCCCAAGGTGGCTCGTCGCCCCAATACTGTTGTTCAATTTTGTTGCTCATGGCTATACGATAGTAACATGGATTTTTTCTCTGTCAACCCTTGACAAAACTTTTTGGTGTAGTATATTGTTGGCATGAAGCATTACTTGGCGGCGCGTTGCTGCCTACTATTTTAAGATTTGAGTTTTTAAAATGACCGAGACAGTTTTGACCCCTGGTACTAAGGTTTGGATTAGTTCGTGGGAGCGTGTAGGTATGGTTGTTCGTGTTGAGCGTGACCCGCGTAATGGGCCACAATACCTCGTATCTATCCACGATTCCGAGAACATTGAGGATACGCATCCATATATTCATAGGTGGATCAAGAATAATGATCTTGAACCCACTATGAGCAGTCAACGCAAGATTAAGTAAGGAGGATTATATGGGTAGAAATTCAAGTGCGGGGCATCCTGATCCTGACAACTATGATGATGATGAACATCACGACTTTGAAGTTTATTATGGAGATATTGATCCTTCTGATGAGGATGAAACGGAAGAACCCTCAACAGATGACGATATTCCAAATCCTGAAGATTTTCAGGATGAGATTGCTGAAGATGAAGACCCCAATTTTTATTGGGATTCCGAAGACGACGGTTCCGTTCCTGATAGGAACGACGACTAAATCACGGGTGTGATTCTTACCACATTAGCCTTGCTTCGGCAAGGCTTTTGTGTTATAGTGGAGACAACATGATACGCAATATCGGATACGCCTGTGTAAATCTAACGATGAACCAAGGCTTGAAAAAGAAAGATCAGATTACCACAAGTAGAACCTTGCGGATGTCCAACTTTAGTTTGGATCGTGTGGGTGAACTAGCACTTCAAAATAGTAAAGATCTAGTTAAGATCATGGAGTGGAACCGCGATGACGGAATTAAAATGTTCCGTGTCAGCAGTGAAATTTTTCCATTTATGGATCATCCTGATTTGGGTTACTCTTTGGATGATCTGTCACGAGAGCACCATCAGGACATTGTGTCTGAGTTGGTTGAAGCAGGCTCTATTGCTCGTGAGGCAGGCATTCGTTTATCATGTCATCCGGGCCCATACACCTGTTTGGCAAGCCCCAACATTGATATTGTCAGAAAGTCTATTGCTTCGCTTGAGATGCACTCTCTGATTGGTGATCTATTGGGATGCTTTGACGAGTTTGCTATTAACATCCATGTGGGCGGTGTGTATGAAGGTAAGCATGAAACCGCAGGAAGATTTCTTGCAAACTTTTCTAAACTGCCTGATCGCATTAAAAAGCGATTGACCTTAGAGAACGATGACAAGGCTTCCATGTGGAGCATGACCGATCTATTTAAACAGGTTGCAAAGTATTGCACCGTTAAACTAGTATTGGATATTCATCATCATCGGTTCTGTCATCACGAGTCTTTGCAAGAAGCCGCTGACATGGCATTTAGTACATGGCAAGGGTTTTGCGAAGTTCCCAAGGTGCATTACTCGGAATCAGCACCAAACAAAAAGCCACAAGCACATTCGGATTTTATTAAAGAACGCATCCCCAATCTAGGGGATACCGTATACGATGTAATGATTGAAGCCAAGGCGAAAGACCTTGCGCTCATAGAATACCGAAACTTTAGTTTGACAGCCGTATAAATAAAGGATACAATATGCCACTATACGACTATAAATGCACTGCATGCGATCACACTTGGGATGATATGCAAACTATTGCTAATCGTAACAAGCCAACAAAGAAGCCTTGTCCAAAGTGTGGTAAAAAGAAAGTAATCAAATTGGATGCCTCAGTTCAGGTTATTGATCCTGTTCGTTTAGGAATTACTCGTCCTGATAATGGATTTAAAGAAGTAATCTCCAAGGTAAAGAAAGCCCATCCACGACACACCATGAGAGACTATTGAAAATGGAATTGAAATTAAAGTCAACTGAAATTGATGGGATGGGAAGATTCTATCAGTCCGCTAAAACAGGCAATTGGTATCCGTCAGTCACAACCGTAACAGGTTGGGCAAAGCGAGAATTTTGGGCTAAGTGGCGAGAGAATCCTGAAAATAAAAAGAGCAGCGATGAGGCTATGCGTCGTGGAACAGCAATGCACACGATGATTGAAAATTATCTCAACAAGGAAACTTACAGAACTACCTGCGAGAAGACTCAAACTCTTTTCAATC